ATGCATAAAGTCGACAGACCAGCTCTGGTTCAGCGCTTCCGGTGTGGCCAGTGGCGAGGGATTACGCACCGGCAACCGCTGTTTGCCCTTACGACGAAAGTTCAGCTTCAGCAGACAGTAAATACGGTGGATCCTTTTGTGATTCCACGGGTATCCCTGCCGCCGCAAAACCTGAAAAAGTTTCGGAAAACCGTATCGTGGGTATCGCTCGGACACTACCTGCAACGCGACAATAACGGGTTTGTCACGTGTGGTATCCGGGCGGTAATGGTAAACCGTTCTGCTCAGGTTCAGACTCCGGCAGGCCTGACGGATACTGAGTCCAAATGTCGTTATCAGATGAGTGACCAGCTCACGCTTACAGGCTGGTTTTAAAGCTTTTTTTCGATAACGTCTTTCAGCGCCCGGTTCTCAAGGCTCAGGTCGGCAAACATCTGTTTGAGACGCCGATTCTCGTCCTCAAGATCCTTGATCTTTTTAATATCAGAAGCCTCCATGCCGCCGTATCTGGACTTCCAGTTATAGTAGGTGGCTTCAGAGATACCGGCCTCCCGGCAGACATCTTTAACGGTTCGTCCAGCTTCAACCGACTTAATCACAGCGATGATCTGATGCTCAGTAAAACGGGCTTTACGCATAGCGATCTCCTTCGTTGGCAGATTGATTATGCCGGATGAGCTCTAAATGTGAATGGCACGATTATGCGGGATACTTACATTTGCTTCTGACGGCAGCGGCAGGATCTGCGGTGTACTTTGCGGCGTCCAGGCGAGTGGCGAGTTTTGCTGCTTCGTCGCGCAACTGGATAACAGTGGCAGACAAGCCAGCAGCAGTGGCAGCATCTTTGGCGGCTTTCGCTTGTGCATCTTTAACAGCCTCATCGCGGGCAATAATGCGCCCCTGTTCAATCATCCGGGCAGCAGTTTGAGCATTCACTTCCTGAGAATATTCAGCGCTATTTCGGGCCGCCCACTTTTTTTCCCAGCCCCTGTCACACCAGACGTTCCCGGCAATAAACGAACCAACGACCAGCAACGATACGACAACAGAGTTATTCACTGGTCGATCCCCCAGCACGTCAGCGCGCTTTCCTGGTCGCGACGCTCCACCTGACCGTAACAGCCGTTCTTTTGACCTTTCGTCAGGCGACAGTCACGACCACCGTCTTTTATCCACCAGCGAATCGCTTCACAGGCACCTTTACGGTCACCAGTATTAATGCGCTTATAGAACGTGGACGGGAAACATTTTCCGGGACCGATGTTGTATGGGCAGAACGACGCGATCCCCACCTTCTGAGGTTCGGTCAGCGGTACTTTGATATTGCGTTCCACCCATGCCAGCGCTTGATCACGTTCAACGGCGTTCACGCGATCACACTGCGCTTTCGTTGCGGTCATTCCTTTGACGACGCGCTTACCCTCAACGATCGTGACACCACGACACAAGGACCAGACCCCGCCTGGATCCCTCACAGCCACCAGCGTGTTACCTTCTTTCTCGTCAATGAACTGATCAAACAACACCGGAGCAGAGGCGCCAGCAGCAATAAGTGCCAGCATAGCTGCGCTGAGTTTATTTCTGTTTACCGTAGAAATTGCCATTCAGACGGTCCTCCCGTTCCTTGCGCCGGTAATACCAGTTAACGGCACAGGTAATAATGGTGCAGGCAATACCGACAATGATCGCCCAGTCACTCAGGCTTAAGCCTGTAATTTTGTCGGCCAGCATCCACGACACCTCTTTAGTCGTACCAGCATATGCCTTTGCAGAGACGCCACAGCCGGTAAGGGTTGTCCCTGTTCCATACGAAAGTCTGCTGTATAGGGTGCTCATTCTGGTCATAGCCTCACCTCCGATTTAACGGAGTCGCTTGTTTGAAAGAATTAAGGACGCCAGACATGCCCGGCCTGAGACAAGCGATGCCTTTAATCGTTTATTCGGAAATTTGAGGGAATAAAACACTGAGTCAAAGGCATCAGACTGATGCCTTTTGCTAAAGGTTTTTAACCTACCTGAACATTCCCATTTTCGAAGATGTACGGCGTATCTGCCGAAATACCCTCCTCACCCTCACGTACCACCGTTACCTTCTTGTCATTGCCGTCTTTCCAGCAAAAGACAGCGACTGAACCGGTGCCAAAACTGAAGCTGCATTTGTTACTGGTGACAACGACCATCGCGTTTTCACCTGCAGTGACGTCAGCTTCATTACCGGAACAGACGAGGGTGTTATCACAACCTTCATCGTGAATCAGACTGTTTTCGCCGGATGCAATCAGCACACTACTTTTGACGTAATTGCGGGCAATAATCCGCGAGGCGTAACCAGCGACGTAAGCTTTAGCTCCACTCAGATCGAAATCAGGAACGGAGGGCTCAGTCATGTAATTGAGTTCAATTTCTGAATTGTCACCCAGCGCGCTTGAACGCGACATATTGCCCGCCCAGATTTTACTTTCATAACCGGTGATACTGATGATGCCATCCTCCCCTGGTATGTAATCATCCTCTTCTGCTCTCAGGTCGCCTTCAGCACGAACGACATCGTCATACACCGTTGCATAGTTGCCACAGTGAACGATACGTACAGGGGATGATTTTCCCACCACATGCGGAAAGCCATCTGAAAAAGCCATACCACCGTTACCTACGGTACCGCCAATCATTACTGCGCCTTCAATAGGTGCGTTGACAATGGACATGATTACTCCTTTTTGGGTTTTGTTAATAAAGCAGGTCAGGCTTCACGGGCTGGATTTTCAACAAAGCACGTAGTGATTGATTCCCGTGAGCCTGAATACGAAAAAGGCTACCCGGAGGTAGCCTGTGAGCAGATAGTTAATATTGAAGATTGAGCCCGTCCCCCACCGGGGTGGGATAATAAGCCGGGCGGTTCCACAACAATCAGGTTAATTGAGTTATCAGAGAGAGACGATATAACGCAAGCAGTCTGGGTTGACCTCCACCAGTCGCCCATATTCACGGCAGTTACAGGCTGCGGTTGAATTCTGCAGCTATAAAAATGCACTTCAATTAAAGGTCTTCAGCAATCGGCGAAGTAACTATTCTTAACATGATACCGGGAGTTTTACGATCGTAAACGTTTTTTTTAGTACAAAGGTAAGCGGGTTATATCTAAACCTGAAGTCAAACTGGCAACGCCAGGAACATGCAGCAATTAACATTAAATGGTGCATAGTTCTATGCACCATTTTCATACTAAAAAATACATCCATCAGGTTAATGCCTGTCCATTTCAAGCTGAATATCTAACATCATCAACATACCATCAACGATCCCTTCCGCTTTCTGTAGACGCTTCCCAATATATGTATCAGAGCAGGAGTATCTCTTTGCAAGAGACATAAATGTCATGCCTTCAACATAGTAGTCCACCAATAAATCATGAAGAATGCTGTCATTCTTTTTTAGTCTGGCCATGCATCCACAGATAACCATCGCATCATCATCGCAGCACTGTGGACGGGATTTAACTTTTGATGGAATAAGCCCTTTAAAGCCAGCGGCAATATGCGACCAGGCCACATCTTCATGATTATTAGCCGCCCACGCCCCCCAGCGTTCAAGTACCATTTGAATGTCACGCATTAACTTTCTCCACTAAATCAGGCCAGCGCACCGATGCCAGCGCGCAATCAATAAACGAAATAGCCACTCCAGCCGGGAACCGCATTTCTCTTCCTCTGCCCATGGTTGAACGGCGGTCAGCGCCGGACCAGAAAAGGACTATTTGCGGAGCGGGTAACGCCCTCACGCTGTCGGCTCCTTAGCGATATGTTTCGCCCATAATCCGGCAATCCACTTGATACCTTTGGGGGTGAAACATGCCTGGCTGAATGCGTGGTTTGATGTGGTCGACGTACCTGTCTTAAATTCAAACCGGCCTGCGTTGATGTGATGGTGGCGCGGCGTCATCGCGCCACCAAGGCGATACATCACGTTGCTCTCGATTAGGAACAGCCGGAATTCTGTCTCTTTGGCGCTCAGCAGTTTTGCTACCTGACGAAATGACATTGAACCTTTCGCCGTACAGTAACGATCCACAAACTCGACCTTTGACGCCGCAGCTGCCAGTTCCTGTGCCAGCCGCTCTTTTTCCTCAGCAAGATCGGCAGCAAGACGTAAAGCCTCCGGCAAAGTCTGGGGAACCGCCCTCTTCTGGCCGCTTTCCAGCTCCTGCCAGCGATCAACAACAGCCGCGGTAAATTCAGGAGACAGTCTGGCAACAAGGACCAGAGAGTCACGCTTGTTAAATCGGTACTCCTGATACACGTTGCCGTTATGTTCAAAATCGAACAGTGCCAATGGCGCGGTTAAAAGTCCACCCGCCACAAGACGCTCAGCCGAACGCTTCACATCACTGTGTTTGCTCTGTACCAGTAACGCAATCTCCCTGCTGGACATCATCATTTGCTGACCGGTTACCGCAGCATGACGAGTCGGGCAATGTATCGTCGGATTCATATGATTCATGCTCTTTCTCCACTTATCAGGCGGCTGCACCCGCCCCCGGTTCAAATCTGGCGCTCCTGATTTCCACTTTCCCATTCGGGATAACCGGCTCTCACTCCACCAGCATTCCTTTTACCTGGCTGTCGTCCTCCCCTGTCGCCAACGTCTTTCAACTCATGGGCTGATGCGCTGCGCCGTTCTGCCGGCACCCGGCAATATTTGTTTGTCATCATCCCCTGAACCCCTGCGGAATACGGTTATCGCACTGAGCGATCGCGTTAATGTCCCGCTCTCGATTTTTATTCCAGTATTCACGAGCCGGGCGTCCCTTCTGCTCCCAACGAATGGCGCTGCTCAGATAGCCTTCGAACTTCTTCGGCCCGAACAATGTTTCAGGACGCATGTACTGGTATTGCTGGTCGTTCCCGTTCCAGTGCTCATGCTTCAGGTCGATAACACGTTTTAAATCGTTGACGCTGTAACCTTCCCGCAAACGGGCGCGAATGTTTTCCAGAGAGGTTTTTGATTTCTGGAAGCGGGATCCGCTGACCTGGTTCAGATGGGTTAACACCACAATCGCCCGATCGGTGATCAACACTTCCGGGTTGGGTTGCCCGGCAACCGGACAGGGATCTTTTTTGTTTACTTGTGGATCTTGTTTTGATTTTACTGACGGATCCTCGCCAGATCCTGACGGGTGAAAACCGCTATTCAGACCGGATTTTGATGCCTCATATTTTGATACATCAGATTTTGACGGGTCAGAATCTGACAGGTGAGCGAATGCATAAGCCTGGAGTTTTGCCACGTTTAGCTGATAAACATTGGAAGCATTACGGTTGCCCTGCCGCCGTGCTTTACGAGATAACCAACCGTCGGCCTCAAGCTTCGCTATTGCCGTTCTGACGGTGCTGGCGCCTGCGCCAAGCTGACGCGCGATGGTGTCGATGGAAGGCCAGCAGACACCTTCGTCATTGCTGAAGTCAGCCAGCCGCGCCATGATAGCCACGCTGGACAGCTTCATCCCCGATGCTGCACAGGCATCCCACACATAGCCCGTTAATTTAGTGCTCATGCTTCAACCCTTTTAAACTTCGCCATGAACCGCTCAACAGGCTGCATACCGTCAGCGATAACCGGGTTGTTAGCCGTACGATCGGTTTCATTTAGTTGAAATCGATTAGGGTACAGAATGTGTAATTCATTGATTTCTCCCTCGAAAAATCGGGCTAATCTTTCAGCCAGTTCCACGGAGGGAACCTGTTCGCCTCTTTCAATGCGACTTAACGTTGCCGGATCAACATGGACACCAGTTGCAACATGCAACAATGTGAAGCCATGCGACTTACGCAACTTCCTGAGTGGTGATTGCATATCCCCTCCTTTAATTTGCGTATTACGCATATTATTGCAGACTTGTGATTTGCGCAAGTCGCATTGCATGATACGCAAAAAGAACATGTAATAGGCGCATGAATATAGGAAACCGCGTTAGGGCACTTCGTTTAGCGAAGAACATGAAAATTGCTGATTTGGCTGATGCAGTCGGAGTCGACGCAGCCAATATTTCCCGTCTCGAGACAGGAAAACAAAAGCAATTCACAGAACAGGCACTTAGCAGAATTGCTCAAGCTTTAGGCGTTGAAGTTACCGCCCTCTTTACCTCTGACGAAAAAGATAATACTGTATATAAAACCAGTACAGATAATAGGTCATCTATTGAGGGAAAAGATGTGTTTAGAGTCGAGGTACTTGATGTGAGCGCGAGCGCAGGTTCTGGCCATATCCAAGGAAGTGACGTAATCGACGTTATTCACGCCATCGAATATAGTAACGATAAAGCAATGTCTATGTTCGGCGGAAGGTCTTCCTCTGGGGTCAAAGTCATCAACGTTCGGGGTGATAGCATGGCATCGACTATCGAGCCTGGTGATTTGATCTTCGTTGATATTCATATCAACGAGTTTGATAGTGACGGGATTTATGTATTTGGTTTTGATGGTAAAATCTACGTTAAACGTCTTCAGATGGTGCCAGACGAACTGCTGGTAATCTCAGACAATCCCAAATACCGGGAATGGTCGATCAATAAAGATAACGAACACCGCTTTTACATTTATGGAAAGGTGTTAATCAGTCAGTCTCAAACATTTAAAAGACACGGCTGATACAGACTTAGCTCCCGACAAGACCACTTCAGGTGGTCTTTTTTTGCCCTCATTAATGTGTGATACGCATTTTTGATTTTGCGCAATGCGCAATTTTAATTTATCATGATCCCATCTGATAGTGATGAAACCCGCGTAACAAAGGAATACAGCTTAAATAATGTCAAAAATAGCCCGATAACGTTTTCTGGTCATTCGACGCATAGCAAAAGCAAGCTCGTGTCGGGTAAAAGCTTGCCTGCACATTATCCCTGGCAGGCAAGCCAATCAACGCCCCATTCCGGTATACTCCACGAGTATCAATTACGATTAAAGAATAGAAATGGAAAGTGTCATCATTAAGATATAAGCAATAGTTAGTTGAACGCAGTTACGCTTAATAATTTCAAAGGGGGTGACACCAATAAACCCTGATACCGCGATAATAACGCCAGATATGGGTGAGAAACTGCGCCCCAGGCTGGCGGAAAAGTGTAACGGCACCAGCATTTTGAACACTGAAATACCCGCTCCCTGGGCAACTTCAGCGCTTAGCGGGGCGAAGGCATTAAACACTGTAGCAGTTCCCATAATCACTGACCCAAAGAAAATCAGCAGGCTGAAGAGGATAATCATCATGGTGGCATAATGATCCTCGTTGGGGATAAAGCTGAACAAGATGTCAATAAACCCAATTTTGATAATACCCGCGACCAGCACCTGGGCGCACAACAGGATTGACACCACCGTGATGAAAGATTGCCCCATTTGGTCAAAAAGTCCCATGACCTTTTCAGTGGATTTTTTAAGATCCAATGACCTGATCGAGTCAATGAGAAAAGCAATAAAGAATGACAGAATAATGGCTGATACCACATCAATTTTCAATTGCAGGAAGGAAGGCAAATGCTCTTCGATCAAACTGGAGAACGTAAACAGGATGATCATCGGAACCACGGGCAACAGAGCATAGTAGCCAGGAATATGAGAGGCGATTTCAGCCGTTTTTTCGTTTTCTTCCGGCTGCTCGTCGTTAACGCCTTCTTTTTTATCCCAGTATGCCTGCATGATCATGTGGGATATGCCAATCACAATGAACAGAATTGCGACTATAGGGATCTGTTTATCAACAAAAAAGGAAAACAAGTCATACCCGGTTATTTCGGAGATGAGTACGCTGCCCGTGGCGGATGGCCCATAATCAATACAAATCCCGGAAGCAATCACTGAAGCCACTGCCGCCCTGGAGCATCCAATCGAGCGCAATACTGGAAACAGTGTGGTCAACATTAACAGCGCCAGGCCCGACGGGCTTGAAATAAACAGTGCCAGCACCTGCATCAGAATATAACAAACGCCCAGCAGGATATATTTGGCATTTATTCTCTTTAGCGGTTTGATACACAGCTCAACCAGTTTTGCCGAGGCGCCAATGTCGTTCATATACCTCGAAAATCCGGCAATCACCATAATAATCAATCCCAGTCTGGCGATGCTGTCAGAGAAAACAGACTTGATTTCAATGAATATGTCTAAAAACGTTGAGCCTGAGGAAGCTTTGGTCATATCGACATCAGGAAAGAACAGGGCCGTAATGATTAATAAACTAATGCCTCCTGTCAGGATCACCGCCTGGGCATAATACTTTTTAGCAATGCCCATACTAACCAGAACGATAACTAAAAATGAAGCTGTCAGAACGAACGCCTGGGTACCGAACGCTAACTTCAGTGCACCTAAGGCGATAAAACCCAAAATAATGAAGAGCACTATCCTGGCTTGTTTCCCTATTACCTTTTGCAT